GTGAACTACTTGAAGAAGCACGATGGACTGAAACTGGTGTCAATTAACCCGGAAGACGTTATCGACTGTAAAGAACTGTGGGTTTACCAAACAAAGTATCGTAAGCTTGGTAAATACATTGCTCAAAGTCATTCTACGCTTGGAATCAAAGGAACTACTATTGTTGGGTTTGATGTCAACGGAAGCGTTCAAAAGACACTGCGTAAGCCGAAAGAACAGCTCGCAGAGTTTAAGAAAGCTGGTAAAGTCAAGCTCCGCACGTTTCTTGAAGACGTAAAAGCAGTCGATATCAAGCTGACTGGTCGTATCAACAAGGATACAATCTTACTGAAAGTATTCTAATGATCAAGCGCCGAGAATGGTATGCGAATCAGCACCGGGATGCTGCTCCAAAAGTCCCGGTGCCGATGATTAGGTACGACACGATGCGACGTGACAGCGAACTAGCACTAGTAAGAATCAAAAATTTTGATTTGTTCCTTGCTGTAGTTGCTAAGATGAGCGAAGCGTTTCCAGTTTCACGTATTACCGCCTCGGAAAACCGGCGCGAGCACACCATATTGCTAAATTCGCAAGAGGAGTTGCTGTATTTTAAGATGATTATTGGCTATTTACAGCAGCAAAAGGATTATAGATGAAAGTCGATAAGCGTCACAATATGTACGGCGTACTTAATGCGAATTATTGTATTAATATGTCGTTACGTGACTACACTCTTCTTACAAATGAAGATTTAGAAGAAGAATTCGGCCGACAGTATTGTTCAAATTGGTGCGCATTGATGCATCGCGACGACGAAGTGCCGATCGCCAAAGATTGGTATCTACAAAATGACGGCGAAGTTACAACTTTATACTTCCCAACAGAAGAAATGATCGAACATTGTGAGCAACTATTAACACTATGTAGGCTGAAACACAAATGAAAATATTTAAACTAGACAACCGGTTTAAGCTGAAGAAAGCTGGACTAGCAACACATATGATGGCAACATCAATGCAGGCCTTTGATTCAATCCGGAAAAAACTGGAAGAAGCATATGGTCCTGGCAGATATGTGCGTTATGGCGACAAATACTATCATATTCCCGTTAATGCCGACTGGTATTACACACATAAAAAGCTCGGCACTCACGCAGGCAGCACAGTCTATACCACTTGTATCTATCTGCGTCGCGAAGAACAAGCAACGTTTCTAACACTGGCAATGGCAATATGAGATCACAAGTAATTAATCATAAACTCCATTCGCTATATACGTATGCTATAGTTCAGCTTAAATTTGATTCTAAAGCTAAGTTTAAAGCAGCATTCAAATATATGGAAAATGCGTATGGTCCTGGTATTCATCACGACCGGTCAAAATTAGACCGACCTGGATACAAGAGAAATTCTGGAAATAACAGCGTGTGGTATTACACTGATAGCCGCCCTCGCGGACGTTATCGTATGAGTGAACCGCATTATAAAATCTATTTAACAACACCCGAACAACTAACAATGGTAGGTTTATTCTTTAATTAACATGAAAACAGCAATATACATATTAAAACTAGCCGTCCTAATCTTCATTGGTATCTGTGGCATAGCCGCCGTTGATGTAGGACACGAAAAAGACTCAGATTTACTCTTAGCAATTGGATTCCTCATGAACTTTTTCTCATTCACAACTGTTGGGGTAATAATCCATGAAGATAGCAAAACTAAATAACACACACAACGTATTCAAGGCGGGCAACGCTACATGGCAAGCCACTTTTTACACTGGCGAAGCATACATGAAGGCCATCTGCCAGATGCACGAAGCATTTGGTCCTGGTCATCCATATACAAATCGTCACGGCGACGATAGACAGCACGAGTGGATGTTCCGCAATATGGATCCCAGTGTATTGCGTCACGAAAACACAAATCATCGTCTTTACTTGACTACAGAAGAACAAATTACTTTGCTTGGGTTCTCGTTTAATCCAGACGACTAACTTTTATATTACCTGGATAAATACCGTAAGCCAGGAATATAAAATGCAAACAACTGAAGAACTAAGACAAGAAGTACAAGATGAGATTTACAGCAGATTAGGTGGAGACATGGTAGATGTCGAACTCGATCCAAAGCATTATGACACTTCTATCAATCGAGCACTAGCAAAATACAGACAGCGTTCTGAAAACGCTGTAGAAGAAAGTTATGCTGTATTAGATCTTGTTGGCGAGCAACAAACTTACATCCTACCAGACGAAACAATTTCAGTTAGACAAATCTTCCGTCGCGGTTTGGGCAACTCACAATCAACTTCAAACTTTGAACCATTCAGCGCAGGTTGGATGAATGCTTATCTGCTACAATCAGGACGTCAAGGCGGCATGGTCATGTACGATCTTTACGCAGGCTTCCAAGAGTTAGCAATGCGTTTGTTTGGTGGCTACTTGAACTTTACATTCAACCCAACCACTAAAGAACTAACGCTGATCCGCAAGATTCCAATTGGAGCAGAAGAAAACGTTCTGTTATGGCAATACAACTACAAGCCAGACGCAATCATTCTGCGTGACATGTATTCAGGACAGTGGATTAAAGACTACTCTTACTCACAGGCTAAATTTATCTTGGGTGAAGCACGTAGCAAGTTCCAAACAATTAATGGCCCGCAAGGTGGCACAACACTTAACGGTGATGCATTAAAGCAAGAAGCAAAGGATGAGATGGAAAAGCTTGAAACAGATCTGCTTAACTTTGAAGATGGCGGACAGCCAATGTGGTGGGTCCAGGGATAATGGCTAAAGCATTCAAAGAATTAGTCGAACTAATAAGCAACAAACCGTGGGTCATATTTGTTGTATTTACGCTGGCATTTGGTTATGGCTATTATACACAAAACGAAGAACTACATACACTGAATCGTGAAGTAGGCGGCCTTCATGCGGAAATGAAAACTATGAATGAAATAATCAAATTGAAAGTAGAGTTAGCGGCAAGAGAATGCCCAATTATCGAATGAAATATTTAAAGAAAGGATTGATGATCAGTCTCTTTGCGTATTTCTTAATGTACAATGGACAATTCGCTGGAGGTCCATATAATACATTAGGACAATGCCAAGCGGCAGCACCATCACAATATCATTACTGTATCTGGAACTAATCGAAAGAAAATATCTACCACCTATGTCACATTGTTAAATATATGGAATGCAAAGACAAACTATTATCGGCTCGGTGCTCCGCGAACTGTGGAGTAAATATCAAGAAAAACGAAAACCACCTTCAATGGCCGAGGAACTCTCGAAGATCCTAGCAGAAGAAATCAAAGAAGAAATCGACCAAGAAATACTAACAGACATTTTAAAGATGTCCAAGGAAATAGACGATGGCAGAAAATAAACAATTAATAGGAATTTGCGGGCTCATAGGCTCTGGCAAAGACACAGTGGGCGAAGTACTAGTAAATGAATATGGCTTTACCAAGTTAAGTTTCGCAGGAACTCTTAAAGACGTAACAGCAGTATTATTTGACTGGGACCGCGATATGCTCGAAGGCACTACGCCAGAGACAAGAGCATTACGAGAAATCCCTGATCCATTCTGGTCAGAGTGGTTTGGACGTGACTGGTCGCCGCGCGTGGCACTACAGCAAATGGGCACAGAAGTAATGCGAAATCATTTACATAATGATATATGGATCCTAACACTACAAAACAAATTACGTAAGCTTGACAAGGTAGTAATCACAGATTGCCGCTTTCCAAACGAGATAGACTTTGTTAAAGAGCACGGTGATGTTTGGGTAGTAGAACGTGGTCCAAAACCAGAGTGGTGGGATGTAGCAGTAAATTTTAACACAACTGTTAAACTAGCCGCTCCTTGCCCAGAAGATACACACGGCGTTCATGCTAGTGAATACTCGTGGGCTGGTGTTGATGCTGCGCATACATTAGATAACAATGGAAGCTTAGAAGGCTTATACAAGCGAGTTAGAAGTCTGGCGGAACGTCATCTTCTTTCCATCCCAACCCCTTAATAGAAATCTCAATTGCGCAGTTGGTACAAACCGATTTTAGGTTTGGCCAACTGTTGTTGTTTAAATCCCCGTCAATGTACATCACAGTCATTTGGGCTTTGTCCATTGCTTTGAACCCACACATATCACAAACTAATTTTAACTTGTAACCAGACTTTCTCCAAGTCGATACAGGTCCTTTCCGTTCGGGATGCAGGCAATGCTCACACAAAGAGCGATAATGTATCTCTCCATTCCTATGATAGTTAACAGCAGCCGGTTTCGCCCGACAATTCTTGCACATTGGTCTAGTTGCCATACCTGTATTTATAACCTCTCACCCTTTAATTACCCTTTGCCTACGGTCTAAAATACGCTAATTTAAATAAATACCAGTAACAAATATTTAATAACATTGAGGAAAATTAAATGGCCCTATTATCACCAGGTGTAGAAGTTACAGTAATTGACGAGAGCTTTTTTGCTCCAATAGTATCAACATCGATACCTTACATACTCTTAGCAACAGCACAAGACAAAACAGACAGCGCCGGTACAGTAGCTATCGGAACAACAGCAGCCAATGCTAATGTAGTAACACCAGTGAGTTCACGCCGTGAACTAGTTTCATTGTTTGGCAACCCATCCTTCGTCGCAGCATCAACAGGCGGCGTAGTTCAAGGACACGAACTAAACGAATACGGACTTCAAGTCGCTTACAGCGTACTAGGTGTCACAAACCGCGTTTACGTTCAACGAGCAGACATTGACTTAGGAGAACTGTCAGGAACAGCAATTCGTCCAACTAACACTCCAGCAAACGGAACAGTATGGCTTGACCTTGGCAACACAGACTTTGGTATATTTGAATGGAGTCAAACTGATCAAACTTTTAACAAGATTACACCAATTGTAATTACAGAAGCTGCTGATCATTCCGGCGGTGTTCCAAACAACGACGTCGGCACACTAGGTTCTTATGCTGTAGTACCAGCCGTTACCACTAACCCAGTTTATTTTAAAGATCCAATTACTTTTGGTTGGGTATTGGTTGGTTCCGATGATGCATGGTTAAATAGCCATTACACTGTACAAGGAACAGTAGCAGGCGCAACAGGCGTAGTCGGCGACACATTCGATGTCAACGGTGTTGGTGTTACATTATCAACAGGCACCGCTACAATTGCTGATATGATAACTGACATCACTACCGCGGCAGTACCTGGCGTTACAGTGTTAGCAACAGACAACAAATTAACTTTTTACGCTGATCAAGCAGCAATGTCAGACGGCGCAACTCCAGACGGAAATATTTTAATCGACAACGTTGGCATAGGTGATACATTCTTCACTGACGTTGGTATTACAGCCGACACATTATGGTATGGTCCAGATGTTCAACTATCCAAGCACACAAGCGTTCCAACATGGAAATCAGGAGATGCAACACCTCGTCCAACAGGAAGCGTATGGATTAAAACTACAACACCAAACCTTGGTGCTGATTTTTACGTTAGCACGTTTAATGACGTAACCGAAGAATGGAATCGTATATCTTCTCCATTATATGGTAGCAACGCAGAAGCAAACAACGCACTGGATTCAGTTGGTGGCGGAATTAGCATTGCTACAGGTTCGTTCTATGTTCACTATGACATGTCAGCAAACGGCACAGTCACATACACTATTCACGAACGCGGCGTTAGCGGCGCTACAAACGTAACAGGTTCAGCAGTAGCACCAGCATTTACTGGTTCTGACACCTTTACAGTTCAAGTTTCACAAAAAGCATCAGATACACTAACAGCACCACAAACAATCACATTGTCTAGTACAACAGCATCATCGTTTGTTCAAGACGTAATAAACGCAAACATCGATGGCTTAACAGCATCTGTAACAGGATCTGGCGCTACCGCACAAGTTACATTAACACACGAATACGGCGGTATAATTGTTTTGCGTGAAGACCCAACAGTCGGCTCCACAACAACAGGCACACCATTAACAACTGCTGGTTTTACCGCAGCGTTAACATTAGTAGAAGAAGGACCTGAAATGCTTGGAACGCCAATAGTTGACGAGCACTTAGAATTAAGCAATTGGATTCCACTGGACGATACTGTTGTACCGTACACGTACACTGCTTCATCAACACAACCAAGCGTTGATCCAGCGGATGGAACAAAATGGTACTACTCAGATGTTGATCAAGTTGACCTTATGGTTCACAATGGTTCAATCTGGAAAGGCTATTTAAATATTACTTCTGACGCACGTAACGCAGACTTATCAGCAACTGACAAATTTGGTCCAACTATATCGGCTTCAGAGCCACTACTAAACCAATCAGGCGCTGCTATTGTTGAGGGTGACATTTGGATTGATACAAGCGTAATCAATGATTACCCAGTTATCAATCGTTGGACAGACCAAGGCGGAAGCGTTTTCGCATGGGTAACACTCGACAACGCTGACGCAACAAGCGAAAACGGCATTTTATTTGCTGACGCTCGTTGGGACACAGACGGCACAACAGACGTTATTACAGGTGACTTACCAATAATTGCCGACGGCACACAAATAAAAGACGACGCCGTTACATTGCTATCAAGCGATTGGGTCGACTTAGATGCTCCAGATCCTGCCCTATATCCACGTGGTACAATCCTTTGGAACACACGTCGAAGCGGTTTCAACGTTAAGCAATACGCAACTGATTATCTTACTAACGATAACTTTGTTGGAACAGAACCAACAGAGCAAAACACTTGGAGAACAGTTTCTGGTCTTAAGTTAGATGGCTCACCATACATGGGTTCAGGCGCAGTACGTAACATGGTTGTACAAGCAATGAAATCAGGTGTTGATTCAAGTATTGACGTCCGTGAAGAACGCACTACAATCAACTTATTAACAGCTCCTGGTTACACAGAACTAATAGCTAACCTAATTAAAGTTAACACTGATAGAAAAGATACAGGTTTCGTAATTGGTGATTCACCAATGACACTTGCTTCAACTTCATTGGACCTAACTAACTGGGCATCAAACGCTAACTTAGCGGCTGACAACGGTCCGGACGGTCTTATTTCAACCAGTGAATACTTGGGTGTTTACTACCCATCTGGTCTGTCAAACGACTTAGACGGTAACGCAGTAGTTATGCCATCAAGCCACATGTCACTTCGTACAATGATCCGAAGCGACAATGTTTCATATCCTTGGATTGCTCCAGCGGGTGTTCGACGTGGTAAAGTTGACAACGCTACTTCCATTGGTTATATCGACGAAGCAACCGGCGAATACCAATCAATTGGTGTGGGCGAAGGCACACGCGACGTTCTTTACACAAACAACGTTAACCCAATTTCAATTCTACCCGGATCTGGTATCACAGTTTATGGACAGAAGACACGCGCAGGCATCGCAAGCTCATTGGATCGTATCAATGTTGCTCGCTTAACTGCTAACTTACGTTTCGTATTACAGTTACTTGCTCGTCCGTTCATCTTTGAACCAAACGACAAGCTAACACGTGACGAATTCAAGAACGAGATTGAAAAGTACTTGAACGAGCTAGTAACAAAACGTG